GGCGGCGGTTATGGCGACCCAGTAAACACTATGTTTACAGTTGATGATCCTGATACGCCAGAAGTGTCGATTGTTCAGAATTACCCGTCAGGTATCAGCAAAAGAGATTTTAAATTTATGCGAGGAGTGATCCCTGAGTCCGGCTTTGTCTTGCTTACTAGTGATGCTACAGAAATTCCCGGCAGAGCCCCCGGCGATGCCCCGCTTCCTTACATTCAATCATTTCATGTCATTCGGGAACGCGATCCTATGCATGGGTTATCATGGGATATTGAGGCTGGAGATGTAGATTTTATTTACAGAAAAAACCCTCCTCGTGGTCGAATCACGATCAAGAACATCACACTGATACAAGATGGCAACTGGCACAGACAGTTATTGCTAAGGGTGTCTCGTAATAAAGTTACAGTGAAAGACCTGTCGATTCCTTTTGAGTCAGAGCCTGTGGAAAGTAGCGTTCACCAATTGATAACGGCAAAAAACTGTTCAGAGTTTGAGTTTGATGGATTCAGCGACAAGAGTATGCCGTCTAGTGCTGGCGGTACTTACGTGCTTCTGTTGAGCGGGGTTGCAACAGCAAATATCAGGAACGTACATACATTTTACGGCTGGGGCTGGATTGGGTCTAATTATATAAACGGTGTCACCGTTGAGCATTGCACTATTAACAGGATGGATGGTCACGCATCAGCCCACAATATAACTGTCAGTGACGTTACATTCACAGACGAAGGGAGCGGGGTTACAATCGGATGGGGCGGCGGTTCGGTGAAAATGCGAGATATAACGCTGTACAACTCTCCGGCATATAAGTCCCGAGGTGATTACGGATCTTGGTTTTCTGGCGATATATCAATAGATGGTGTTACTGTGGAGGACGCCAGGTCGAGCAACAACGTGCGCATTATTGATCTCTCTAACACAGGAAGGACAGGATATGTACTCCCGGTCGCGGAGTCCGTGCAGCTTACCAATGTGACATATACATCACGCGCAATACAAAACCTATCTAACGCCACACCTGTTGTAATACGGAAAGCTGCTGATGGGCAGTATATTTTTCCGTATTACCTTAATATCAGCAATTTAGATGCGCGGGGTCAACTTGATTTGTTGCTTGATATAGGATGGCTAGAATCGTACTCCGACGGAGTAAAAGCCCATAGGTATTTTATCGAAAACATTTGGGCAAAAACCTGCGTTATAGACTTTTATGCTACTCCTGACTTCTCATCAGCGGAAAGCCCTGAAATTTCAGGGATTATTAGTGACGTGTACTGTGAAAGCGACCCCGGCTTAAAGGTACTGGGTAGGTATTATTACGGAGAATTAGAGGTTTCATGTATAAATAGGCTTTCCGAATTGACGTTTGTTGATGACATTTTCAGACAAAAAGGGTCGCGCGTAAACATTAGAGATAGCACTCTCTGCAACAGCCTTTTGTCTGGTCACGAATATATCGGGTCAGCCGCTGCTGGGAGAACTAATAGTGAAACAGACTACAACAACACCGGCCCCCACTCATATGCTTACAATCCTGACGAGATCAACCGATTCAGGATATTCAACTGTGACATAAAAGGGAGATTCTCTGTTCAGGGCACCGACTCCATTACTGGTGTTTCTGTGCTCGCCGGTTCAGATGTCCTCAAGCCAACTGGTGTCACGGACGCCGATATTTGGGATGGGTGGAACCGCGCATTGAGCTAGGACGTAACCGTAATGAAAGCCTCAAACCTGAAATGGGCGGCAATCCACGAACGGTAAGTGTTACGATGAAGGTCACGGATAGCTGGCGGATGGAGTGTTACGGTGACAGCCCAAGTATTGGAACTACATCAGAAGGCCATGGATATTGAAAGCCCGACGGCGGCGGTTGATGAGGCACTGGATCGCCTGACTGTAACGGTTGCTCAGGTGAAGGACCGGCTGCGGTTTGACAAGGCCCGTGAGCGCGAGGAAGCGCTGATGACGGCATTGCGTTCGTTGGTGGATTGTCGGTCTACCCCGACCTGGCTCAAATCCGCCGACCAGGGGCGGATGCTGTACATTAACCCCGCCTATACTCGCATGTTCGGAATTACCTATGAAAGCTACGGCGGTCATAGGGACAACGAATTATGGCACAATGCAGTAGCGTCAGTTTTCTGCGAAAATGACCAGCAGGTATTAGAGAGCGGGGCGGAAATGGAATTTGACGAATGGGTGACAGTGAACGGTGATCGGGTGCTGTACCGCGTCAGGAAGTGGCCCGTTATACTTGATGGCGTTGTCTTGGGCATCGCCGGGGAGTTACTGGGGCCGGCGAATGAGAGAGATTGACGAGCGACTTTTGGACCAGATTCTGGAGACGTTGCGGCTGCTGGGGAAGCAGGTGTCGGATCTGTACCAGCGGCACGGGGCATCGAGCCAGGACGTGATTCGGTGCCAGGAGCGGATTAACCAGCTTCGGCGCGAAGTGGACCAGCTCCGCAAGGGGCAGGACGAGTTGACAGAGGGCGAGGGCGAGCGCCGGGTGGACCGGGCTGTCAGTCGCCTCAAATGGGGCCTTGTGGGCGCTGTCCTGCTGGCCGTGGTGGGCGCCCTGGCAACGGGCGCCGTGACAATGTGGATGGATTCCCGGGAGCCTGCCCATGAAGATCGGTGATATGGAGAAGCGCGGCTGTGATCAGGACGGCTGTGGACACTTCGACGCTCCACGTGGAGCCCGCCGGCACAATGGTTATGATCTGCTGTGTGACCCGGGCGAGACGATCTGCTCCCCGATTCACGGCACGGTCACGAAGGTGGGTTATCCCTATGCCGATGACCTGTCATTCCGATACGTCCAAGTGAGTGCTGGTGGCTACGACTTCCGCCTGTTCTACGTGGAGCCATCGGTGGCTGTGGGGCAGACGGTGACCCCTGATACCGTGATTGGCACCGGCCAGGACCTGGGCGAGCGTTACTCCGGCATCGCTAACCACATCCACTTCGAGATCAAGCGCGGAGCGGATTACATCGACCCCACCCCGGTGCTGATTGCCCTGGGGGTGGCTGTTTAACCACAAGAGGAAATCCCATGAAAAAGATTGCCCTGTTCCTTCCCCTGGCCATGCTCCTGCTGGCCGGCTGTTCCTTCCTGCAAGACAACCAGCCCACCGCCCGCCTGACCGTGCAGTACGCCACCCTCAAGGTGATCGACGGCGACCTGGACAAGCGTGACCGTGTGGTGGAGATTGCGGAGCGCGCCCTGGGTCGCCTGGATGATACGCCAGAGGCCACGATTCACGCCGTTGTGGGCGAGGTGCGCGAGCAGGTGCCCTGGTCCAGTCTGGATGACGCGGACAAGATCCTGATCGACGCCCTTCTGACCGAGCTGGAAGCCCGCCTGATTGAGCGTTACGGCGATGGAGTGTTGAGCGAGGAAGCCCGGCTGGGGGCGGCAACGGTGGCCCAGTGGGTCATTAGCGCCGCCCGGATGGTATGACGGTCTACCTGCTTCATGGATTTAACGTCCCGGACGGCGGCAAGAACACCGTCGCTCGTCTGGAGCCGTTCATTCCTGGAACCGAGGTTCTGCACGCTTACGGCTGGGTCGGCCTGATCCGGCTGCGCTGCGTGAACGCCAGGACCGTCACGGAGCTTGAGCGGGAAGTGCAGCCTGGCGACGTGGTGATCGGGCACAGCAACGGGTGCCTGATCGCCTGGGAGCTGTCCCGGCGGGTCCATCTGGGTGCTGTGGTCTGCATCAACCCTGCCCTGCGCCGTGACACCCTCTGGCCTGCTGACACGCCCGTCCTGTGCCTGCACAACTCCACCGACTGGGTGGTCCAATTGGGGCGCTGGTGGGGGCGCCTGACCAGCCTGGGCGGCCTGCACCCTCACGGATGGGGCGCCGCTGGCCGGTACGGCTTCACCGAGGAGCAAGAAAACGTCACGAACCTGGACACCGCCGGCAAGCACTGGCCCTATCCCGTCCAGGGGCACAGCGGTATATTCAAAGACCCGGACGCCCTGGCCTTTTGGGGCCGGACCGTATCCGATTGGCTGGCACAAAAAAATGCCCGCTGAGCGGCGGGCAAGAGGGGTGAGCAATGAGTGTTGCTTGCCAAGCATTGTAATGCCTATCGCTCACCTTCTGCAATAAAAAAGCCCCGGCGGACCGGGGCAGCAGCGCGTTGTTTGGGATGCGGTGGCGGGAATCGAACCCGCGATCTTTTGCTCCCACCTTCGTCCGGACCCCAGTGGGCTCCTGGCACGCATCCAGCTTTTGCCGTTCACCGCATCGGAGGTGTGATCTCGTTTGAATGGTAGGCCCGACTGTGGGCGTCCTCCCCGCTCATGCGGGGCACTCTAAGCATCGGAACCAGACTCAATTTCTCCCTATGCGCACTTGGGAGTTCTCCCCTGGCCCTACGCAACCAGCCTTTGCCCCCGTCGAGGCTTGGGCTCGGTTAACACTGAGCTACTACCCGAAATCACACCCCGATAAGGTGCGCCGCTTACGGCGGCGAGTCGTCCTGCCAGATTACCCGCTGGCAGGCCCGGGACCGGTGAGCGCCGGATGATTTACTGTCCCACATCGGTGGCAGAATCGCAACACTATTTCAGGTGATACTCTGCTACCCGGCAAGTTTCTCCGAAACGGTTGGTGACCTTCACCGTCTCGGTGGTGATGGTGTGCCCCTGCTGGCGCAGATCGAAGCAACGGGCGCCGACCCGATAAATGCCCAGTTCTTGCCATGCCTGCATGGGATTTACCGGCCCCTGCTTCAAACGCTCAAGGAGCCTTGCGTTTTGGCTTGTCGTGGCCATAGCGGCTGCCCTCCAGTAAGAATATGACGCCGTTGCCGAAGCCCCGGTGGTCGGAGGCTACCTGCTCCACCTGCCCGCCCTGGGCCAGGAACGCATCCACGTCCTGGCTGAGCTTGCGGCGCTGCTTTTGCTTTCTGAGCGGCACTGTCGGTTTCATGCTTCGCCCTCCACGAATTCCACGGTCACGGTGTCCAGGGTGTTGATGCCGGCCTTGCTGAGCACCTTGCGCAGTTCGGCCTCAACGGCTTCGGCC